GTACTGAAGAACCCAATGCGTTTGGTCAGTAAAATGAAAGAGAAACAACGCAAGGTTATGTGGACACAAGATCAGGTTAAACAATTCCTGGATTGTGCTTATGGAGAGTTTAAGTGGAGGAGTATAGGTCTTATTACACACATGGCATACGAGTTTGCACAACGGGTGGGAGACATGCGTTTACTAGAGTGGAAAAATTTGGAGTTGGTGTTAGGTACGTTACACCTCGTTCAATCAAAGAAAAGAGCCGAAGTCTCCATGCCTATTCAAGAAGACCTACGGAAGATGTTGCTATTACAACAACAAGACTTTGGTTTCCAAAAATACGTGACTCCCCATGTATACCCGAAAAATGGGGCATATAGACCCTATACGGATGTTGAAGTCTCACCCATTGTAAATCAGATAAAGGCTGCGTGTGGCTTACCTAAAGAGTTACAAGCGATGGATATGCGTAGGACTGCTATTACGGAGATGGTGGAGGCCGGTGTAGACACAACTCAGATTATGGCAGTTAGTGGACACAATTCACCCAATTCAATGAAGCCTTACCTAAGACACACATATGCTTCAGCTAACAACGCTCTGGCTAAAAGAGGAGCGTATAAGGATGGTTAATGTTAAGGAGTACGTGAGAGGGTTAGACATAAAATCCGGTGATAGTTTAACTTTAAACTGCCCTATCTGTAATGGGTACAAAAAGTTTAGTGTATCAAATATGGATGGGGTAGTTGTTTATAATTGTTACAGAGCGAGTTGTGATGTCAAAGGTGCTATTAAAATCAATATGGCTGCCGAAGATGTTAAGCGTAAGTTGAATGGTCATAGTAATAAAGAATACTTAAACCAAGATGCTCATTTTGTTATGCCTGAATATGTTACTGCTGATATTACCAATTCATCTATGCGAAGGTTTATAGAACGATGGGGTTTGCACCATGTCTTTTTGATGTACGATGTCAAAGATAAACGAGCCGTATTTCCTATCTTATATAAAGGCAAATTAGTAGATGCAGTCGGTAGGTCTTTAACAGATAAGACTCCGAAGTGGTTACGTTACAGTGGTGTAGCTAATCATTTCTCTTGTTGCGTAGGGGAAGACAACGGAGTAGCCGTAGTGGTGGAGGATGTTATTTCTGCTACAACGATTGGTTTACTCTTTCCCCAAGTTACCGGAGTGGCTATCTTGGGAACATCTTTTACGCATGAACACAAGAAATTCCTGGAATACTTTAACAAGATTATTATAGCACTAGACCCAGATGCTAGTTCTAAAACAGTATCTTATACTAAAGAGTTAAAGTACTTTTGTGAAGATAGAGACACAGAGGTAATAGCTTACAAATTAAAAGATGATGTTAAGTATAAAAAGAAAGAAGATATAAACGGATTAAGGAGGGCATGTGATGTCAGTTGAATTAACTTTACTAAGAAGCCTAATGCAGAAAGACTTTTATGATGACCATAAAGGTATTAAGTGTCCGGACAGATTGTTTAGCAAAGATGTCAGGAAGATTAAGCACACATTAGATTATGCAATGGAGCTTCACGATAAGGATGTTACCGTTGATGAAATAAACGCTTTGTTTGATGTCCAGAACACTACGATGACAACGGCGAACAAAGAAGCATACAAGACCATATTTACTAAACTAGGCAATCAAAAACCTATGCACCAGGACATTGCTCAAGAAGTGTTTTCCAAGTTATTTCAACAAGTTATAGGCGAAGATATAGCTAACTTGGGCTTTGATTATGTGAACGGACAGAAGAATAGTCTTGAGCCATTACGTAAATTGCTGAATGACTACCAAGATAACTTTATACCTAACCTAACAGTAGAATGGGATGACATGAGTATAGACACATTGCTAAAGGCCAACGATATACAATCACAATGGAAGTTTAACATTCCCACGCTCGGACGAAGGATAGAGGGCATTAGTGGAGGACATCTAGTAATAATAGGGGCGAGGCCTAACACCGGTAAGACCTCTTTTCACGCTAGTCTTGTCGCATCAGAGGGAGGCTTTGCTTCTCAGGGTGCTAAGTGCTTGATCTTCTGCAATGAAGAGTCAACGGACAGAGTTGGTGCTAGATATTTATCGTCTGCAACAAACATGAGCATGGACGAAGTGAAGGACAATACTGCTTTGGCTGCCAAACGATACGATCCGGTTAATGCTAACATAAGTGTTAAAGATACAACCGGTAAGGGTATGGATTGGGTAGAGGCCGTAGTTAAAGCATACGAACCTGACATTGTAATCTTGGACATGGGTGACAAGTTTGCCAATCGAACCGGTGATAGGTCTGACATTTATTTAAAGGACGCAGCAATTCACGCTAGGAACATAGCGAAACAATACAAGTGTGGTATTCTTTGGATGTCACAACTTTCAGCCGAAGCCGAAGGTAAGATCATGGTAGACCAATCTATGCTTGAGGGTAGTAAAACGGGCAAGGCATCTGAAGCTGACCTGATGATACTCATTAGTAAAGATCCCGTGATTGAGGGTTGTGAAAGCGAAGATACCATACGGCATTTAGTTATAGCTAAGAATAAACTGAAGGGTGGGTGGCACGGAAAAATAGACGTTCAGCTAGATGGAGAGAGAGCAAGGTTTACGGCATGAAACAAGCAGACCTTTTTCCGGAAACGGCTACTGCAACGGACATTTCTGAAAAAGATAAAGATGTTCAAAAATGTCATTACTGTAAGAAGACCTTACCACATACCAAATTTGATATAAATCCAACTGCTGCGTCAAACCGTGATCACAGGTGTAAAGAATGTAAACGTACTTATACGAGAGGCCTAAGACGCTTAAAAAAAGCAATGAAATATGTTAGTTCAAAGGCTTCTCGTTGTGAGATTTGTGGTATAAATTCTTCTGAGCGTATGATAGTGCTTGACCATTGCCATTCGTCAGAAAGGTTTAGGGGGTGGTTGTGTACTAAGTGCAATAAGGGAATAGGTCAATTAGGAGATAATATAGAAGGTTTAAGAAAGGCGATGCTTTATTTATATAGATCGGAGGAAGAGGATGAAACTCATACTTGATGTAGAGAACACAACAGTAAAACGGGATGGTAAATTACACCTAGACCCATTTGAACCGTCAAATACATTGACGCAAGTTGGGGTGTTGAACACAAAAGGTACGCATCATATCTTTACCTTTGATCATGTTGAGAAACAAGATGAGGATGGATCACAACGTAAGATGTTACAAGCAGTTTTGGACAAGACCTCTCTACTCATAGGACACAACTTACAACACGATTTACAATGGTTGTGGGCATGTGGATTTACTTATCGTGGTGACACATACGATACAATGTTAGCAGAGTATATATTACAGAGAGGGCAAAAAGATTCTGTGTCTCTTGAGGCTTGTGCAGAGAGATATAATTTAGAGTACAACAAGCAGGACACCCTCAAAGAGTATTTCAAGAAAGACTATGCTACAAATGAAATACCACTACAAGAACTGTCTGAATATTTAACTTACGACTTGCTAGTAACAAAAGCTTTGTACGATAGGCTTGAACAAGAGTACAACACACCTGAAGCACAATCTCTGTTGGCGGTTAGAGACATAACAAATCAAGTGTGCCGGACATTGACTAGAATGTATATGAACGGCTTCAAGATAGATAAGGAAGCGTTAGAAAAAGTTCGTAATGATTTTGAAAAAGAGTTAAGGGATATTGAGGATAGATTAGCTATAACAGTTAAGAGGATAATGGGAGACACTCCGATTAATCTCAACTCCCCCGAACAAGTAAGCCAAGTTATATATTCCAGGAAAGTTCACAACAAAAAAGAGTGGGCAGATATATTTAACTTTACGTACACCAAGACGGAATTTCACGATGCCGTAAATAAAAATAGTTCACAGATGTTTAGGACTAGGGCAATAACGTGTATTGTTTGCGAAGGTAAGGGTAAGGCCTACAAAAAGAAGAAAGATGGATCACTTTTTTCTAAGCCTAACAAGTGTAAAGAATGTGAGGCCAGAGGTTACTTACTAGAGAATACAAAAGTCATAGCCGGTTTAGGCCTAGTGCCTCCCTCAAAGAAATGGGTGAGTGCCAACGGTTTTTCAACAAGTAAATCACATTTAGATAAACTTATGTCTGTTACGAAGGCGAAAGGTATTGAGGTAGCACATCAGTTTCTCTCTGATCTTAAACGTCAAAGTGCTATCTCTAGCTACCTCTCTAGTTTTGTCGATGGGATACACAACTTTACTAAACCGGATGGGTTCTTACACGTAGGATTGACACAACACATTACGGCTACCGGAAGGTTTAGCGGACGCAATCCTAATATGCAGAACATGCCCCGTGGTGGTACGTTTCCCGTTAAGAGAGTGTTCGTATCCAGATGGCAGGGTGGTAAGATTATGGAGGCCGACTTTGCACAGTTGGAGTTTCGTGTGGCTGCACAACTCTCCGGAGACAAAGTGGCTATTAAGGAAGTAGAAACGGGATTTGACGTACACAGTTACACCGCAAAGATTATAACAGAAGCAGGGCAACCTACATCACGACAGGAAGCAAAGGCTCACACATTTGCCCCTCTTTATGGAGCAACGGGTTATGGTAGGAGTAAGGCAGAAGCTGAATACTACACACATTTCATAGAGAAGTATGAAGGTATAGCACAGTGGCACAAAAAGCTTGGCAATGAGGCAATGCGTTTTTTAAAGATAACTACTCCATCAGGCCGGCAGTATGCTTTCCCTGATGTAGAACGTAATGGCGAGAAGTTTTCACATTTTACTATGATTAAAAACTATCCCGTTCAAGGTTTCGCTACGGGTGACATTGTTCCTATCGTATTGTTAGAGATAGAGAAAGCTCTAGATAAGTTATCAAGTTGTTTAGTCAACACGGTTCACGATAGTGTTGTGATTGACATACACCCTGATGAAGAACAAAAGGTTATATCCATTATCCAGGAAATTAATAATAACCTAAAAGAGATAATTGAATCTTACTATAAAATAGATTTAGTTGTACCTATGTTGTTAGAAGCAAAAATAGGTAATAATTGGCTTGACACTAAAGATGTCTAGCATTAAGAATCATAATATAAATAAGGAGTAAACATTATTATGGAAAATAATTTAAGTGTAATTGAACGCTCACAGAGCGAATTAGCTGATCTTATGGGTGTCGGGGATGATACCTCTGCCCCATCTCGTTCAGCACTAGCACACCTGAAACAAGTACATCAGCCTATTATGGGTACAAAGACTATTGATGGTGAAGAGATGTCTGTCGCTGTTATTAAGGCAGGATCATATTGTGCTAAACTTTCAGACGGTACAGAGTGCTATAGCGATACTGTGACAATAAGACCTTTTCTTCAAAGGTTTTGCTACGAGAGATATGATCAAAATTTTGCCAAGGCAGATGGCGGTCAAGGAGCATACATTAGAACAGTGTTTGCTAAAACTCTTAATCAAGACCTCAAAGATAACAACGGTACGTACAACTGTGGTAGACCATCAGGGTACGTAAAAGATTGGAACTCTTTGCCCGAAGACATGCAAACGCTTATGAGAACTTGTAGAAGAGCCAAGGTAATCTTTGGTTTGTGCAAGCTTGATAAAGCAACAGATGTTGACGGCAATCCTATTGACGTTGAAGAGTTTCCTTTTAAGATGCACGTAACGAGTAAAGAAAGTTTTAAGAACTTTGATGCTCTGTATAAGGACATCCAAAGAAGGAATAAACTACCCATCGAGTTTGAAGTTAAGCTAAAGAGTGAACTTAGGGATAACGCATCCGGTAACAAGTACGGTGTTATGATCCCATCATTAGGGAAACCTATGGAGATCACTACAGATGAGCAAGACGTTCTTCAAAACTTTGCAACTTGGGTAGAAACTACCAATTCCAGAACGTCTGACCTTTGGGCCGAGAAACAAAAGGATGATTTATCTCCCGAAGAATCCGATATTGTTGGCTCACTTGTAGACATCGAGGAGTAGGTAGTTATGAACCATCCTGCAGAACTAGCGATACGCAGTTTTTTAAACAAAGCAATTAAAGGCGAGGCTAGTGTCTCCTCCTCAATCGCTGATACTGTTGCTGAAGACGTTAAGAAAGCTGTAATTCGTCAGTTCTCAGGAAAAAGAGATGGCTTCCGTTTACGGATGTCTAATCTTGGGAAGAAGAAGTGTCAACTTTGGTTTGAGAAAAACCATCCTGAATCAAAGGAGGCATTTCCTCCCCACTTTTTAATTAACATGTTGTTAGGTGACATAGTAGAGGCCGTCTTTAAGGGTTTGATGAGAGCGTCTAATGTTAAATTTGAAGATAGTGGGGTGGCTACATTAAAGACAAAGCACAGAGAGATTAAGGGCGAGTATGATATGATACTAGACAATAAGATAGACGATATTAAATCTGCGTCTGGTTGGTCCTACATGAATAAGTTTGAAGATATATCCACATTAAAAAAAGGCGATACGTTTGGGTACATTGCTCAGTTAGTGGCTTACGCTAAAGCCACCGAAAAAGGTTTAGGAGGATGGTGGGTAGTTAATAAGAACACGGGTGAGTTTAAATACGTTGAAGCTGAAAACATAGACACGGATGAAGAGATGGCTAAAATAGAGGACACAATAGCCTACATAGATAATGACGAACCGTTTGAAAGATGCTACACAGATCAACCAGAGGCTTACTACGGCAAACCAAGTGGCAACAGAAAGCTAGGTATTGAGTGTGGCTTCTGTGATTTCAAGAATAAATGTTGGGATAGCTTACAAGCACTTCCTTCTAAGGTATCCAAAGCAAAAG